TTTCCACGAAGAGACCTAGCACAGATACAAGTAGACTTAATAAACGAAGGAGCAATAGGTGTAGGTTGGTCCATGAGTTTTTCAGAAGCTGACAGGTTTGGTGGTGATGATGTATTTGCACAAGCATTGTCTTTTGCCCCTAGTGTCTTAGCAATTTTTGAAACGCCAAACGGACAATACCCACAAACAGTTGGCACAGTTATAAAAGGCAATGAGGTAGGAGGTATACCAACTCAAGGCATTGTAGAAAATATAGATGTGCTAAAAAAACAAAGCTATCAAGGTATAGCAACGGCACCGGTTGATATAGATAACTTGGTTAGAAGAATACCCTTGCTAATGAAAACACCTAACGGTTGGACACCAAGTTTTGGAACAGAAATATTAAAAGCACTTACAGGAACCAAGTCATACATTATCACTACAAATGATAATGGTATTCAGGAAATAGCAGTAAGACATTTACCACCTATTGCTACAGATAATTTTGGTCGTAAATGGATTAGTTGGGTAGACACTCCACAGACTACATTAGAAGAAATGAAAGTTGCAGGTAAGTTTGTAATTATTGGAACGACTGCTAACGGAATCATGCCTCAGATTGCAACTCCAGTCGGATTGCTAGAGCCACATAAAATTCAAACAGCATTAGCTGAGTCAATTCTTTTAGAAAAGTCACCAATGATACCTGATTGGTCTTTAGCAGCAGAAATAGTTATTTTTGGAATATTTGTCTCACTGGTATGGCTTCTAATCAATTATCTTGGTATGACCCTAGGAATTGTATTAGCCAGTTTTACAATGTTGTGTACAGCCTTAGGTGGCTATTGGTTGATACAAAGTGGTATTTTAATAGATGTTACATGGACCTTAGTCTCTGAATTTATAGTTGGAGCTATAGCCTTCTATTTACGCTTTAGAGAACAGTTTAAATTGCGATTGCAAATAAAAAAACAGTTTGAACATTACTTAGACCCAAGGCAAGTTAAACAATTACAGAAAAATCCTGAACTGCTAAAACTAGGTGGCGAGAAAAGATACGCAACATTTTTATTTACCGATGTGCGTGGCTTTACAAATTTATCAGAACAACTAGAGCCTGAAGAAGTTACAGAGATAATGAACAAAGCATTAACCGTGCAAGTAGAATGTGTACAAAGAAATGGTGGCATGGTGGACAAATTTATTGGTGATGCTTGTATGGCAATATTTTCGGCACCTATAGACCTAGATGACCATGAAGAAAAAGCAGTAAAAACAGCCATAGAAATGCAAGAGGCTATAAAAGAATTAAACAAAGAATTGTCACATGAAATAGCCATAGGCGTAGGTGTAAACACTGGTGAAGCTGTAATTGGAAATATGGGTAGCTCAACTCGTTTTGATTATTCTGCTATTGGAGATGCAGTAAATACAGCAGCAAGACTTGAATCAGCAACCAAAGAAGCAGGAGTTGATATATTAATTGGAGAAAATACTGCACAAAGTGTTAATTATAAGTTAAAATCTTTAAAGGCAATTAAAGTTAAAGGCAAAGCCAAAGCTTTAAAAATTTATACAGTAAAATAATATGAAAAGAGATTATAAAAAAGAATACAAAAATTTTCACAGCAAACCCAAGCAAAAAAAGGATAGGGCTATGAGAAATGCAGCAAGAGCAATTATGAAAAAACTTGGAAAAGCATTTACTGGCGATAACAAAGATGTTGCACACAAAGACAATAATCCAAAAAACAATAAAACTTCAAACCTAAAAATGCAGAGCAAAAGTAAAAATCGTTCAAGAAAATAAAATAATGGCAACAACAAAAGAAGCAATTAATAAAATAGAAACACATGAAAAAGAGTGTTCTATAAGATATGCAAATATTGAAAAAAGAATGGAAGACGGTTCTAAGCGTTTTGACAAGCTAGAAAATATGATATGGGCAGTTTATCCATTTATATTAGTGTCTTTGGTGTTATCTAGGTTTGTATGAGCAAAGTATTAATAGGCATCATATTGGTACTTGGATTAGGCTCTTACTATTTATACAACGAAAACATTACATTGAAAACAAATAACAAGTTATTAGAAGGGGCTGTAGAAACGCAGAAAGAAGCCATTGTTTCATTGCAAAACGATTTTGCTTTACAAACATCAAGTTTATTAGACTTACAAGGTCGCAACCAAGAAATACAAGCAGATATGAACCGTTATCTTGATATATTTAAAAGACATAATTTAACTAAATTAGCAGCAGCCAAACCCGGACTATTAGAACCAAGAGTAAACAAAGGAACCAAAAATGTATTTGATAGCATTGAAGAAGATAGTCGTAACATCGACAGTCTTGATGATGGCTTGCAGTTGCAGCCTTCTACCAACTAAACAAGTAGAAATTGTATCTAAGCCTATAGAAAGAACTATAGTGCAACCTGTAATGCCTAGAGAAATAGACTTAAAAGAGCCTTATTGGTATGTAGTTTCAGATAAAAACATTGATGAATTTTTATTAAGAATTGAAAAAGAAAGTGGGCAGGTGGTGTTTTTTGCAATGTCAGTACCTGACTATGAATTAATGGCTTACAACATGCAAGAACTTAAGAGGTATATAAATGAGCTTAAAGAAGTTGTTGTCTATTATAAAAAAGTTACTACAACAAAAGAGGAGTAGAGAAATGAAAATATCACAAGAGGGTATAGATTTGATTAAATTTTTTGAAGGATGTCCTACCGACAGCAATGGCAATGTAGTCAGTTACAGGTGTGCTGCAAATAAGGCTACGATTGGCTATGGCAGTTTAAAACTAATAGATGGCAGTCCTGTAGAGGATGGCATGACTATAAGCAAACAAGATGCAGAAGACTTGTTAGCACATGAGCTACATGAATACGAAGGTTATATTAACCAAGCAGTTGAACCCGACCTGAAACAAAATGAATTTGATTCTTTGGTTTCTTGGGTTTTTAATCTTGGACCAAGTAATTTGCGAGCATCTACTTTATTAAAAGTATTAAATAACAAAGACTACAGTGATGTCCCAAACCAAATAAAGCGTTGGAACAAGGTCAAGGGCGTACCTAATGAAGGACTTATGAAAAGAAGAAACGCAGAAGCTTTATTGTTTCAAGGCAAAGAATGGGGTAAAGTCTAATTGACATGCTTGTGTGTGGATATTCACTGGGTATCTCCTCTCTCTCCACAGCAGATTGTCAGGAGAGTCAATCGTCCTTTAAAACCTTTTGGCTCTCCACCTAATGCTTAATTTAGAAAACATGAAATCCTTTGATGCTCTCTCAAGAGATGAGCAAGTAGAGGCACTTACGCTTATAGACAAGTGGAAGAACTTAAACGCAAGAGACAGGTGTAGAGGTGATTTTTTAGAATTTGTAAAGTTTCACTGGGAAGGTTTTATTATGGGTAGACATCATAAGATACTTGCAGAAAAGTTAAATCGTATAGCACAAGGCAAATGCAAAAGACTTATGGTTATGTTGCCACCAAGACACTCCAAGTCAGAATTTGCATCAACCTATTTTCCTGCTTGGATGATGGGTTTAAATCCAAGTTTAAAAATAATACAAGCAACTCATACGGCAGAGCTAGCAGTAAGGTTTGGTCGTAGAGTTCGTAACATTATTGACACTGAAGAATATCAAGCAATTTTTCCTGAAATAAACTTATCGGGTGATAATAAGTCAGCAGGTCGTTGGACTACCGATGATGGAGGCGAGGCTTTCTATTCAGGCGTAGGTGGTGCTATTACAGGTCGTGGTGCTGATTTACTTATTATTGATGACCCACACTCAGAACAAGATGCTATGTCACCTACTGCTATGGATGCAGCATGGGAGTGGTATACATCAGGACCAAGACAAAGGTTACAGCCCGGAGGTACCATAGTTCTTGTTATGACAAGATGGAGTACCAAAGACCTAGCAGGCAGATTACTTAAAAGACAATCAGAAACACATGCTGACCAGTGGGAGGTTGTAGAATTTCCTGCAATTATGCCTGA